AATCCTGAGTCTCCACACCCACACCACTTGATACACCACGTATAAAATCAGTCGCTGACCCCAAACCACCAGGAGCCGAACCTCCACCTGTTCCAAAAATTCTAATATCCTGAGCTCTTCTATCTGGTCTATACAAAGAACTTACTGATAAATTAGTTTCATCTACAACATTTACACTTCTCGGTGTAAAAGCTTTTTGTGTATTAATATAATTGTTAAATGATTCTGGTATCAAGTATCCCCTAAATGAAAAACCAAATGTTGTTTTTATAATTCTCTCATTATCCCCAAACTCAGTAGCATCTTCAAAACTTTCTATATTTACTTTGAATTTAAATTTACCTGGTTCACCCCAATAAGAACCGTCTGAATAATTTATAAGTTCTACAATCTTATTCATCTGTTCTATATAAGCAGTCCAAATAATACACTCATAGGTTAATGTCATAAAGTCAGGCATTGCTACTGTATAAATTTCTTTTGTAGGAATTAATCCCTGTTGTACAGCAAACTGATCATATCTTTGTTTTTGAGTAAATCTTTTCTCAAAAGTATAAAAGTTTTTAGGGTCATTAGCATCTGTCTTATCTATTGGCATACTATCATCTTTAGCCATACTTGACCTTTTAAAAACTATAAGAGGTGTTATAATTTGTCTTTTAGTATCTCTTAAATAACCATCCTTTTTTACTGACTTCCATCTCTCAGGATTAGAATATAATACAGGAACTTTTATAGTTTCACCCTGTTCTATGGCAGTAGGTTTTATCACTTCATTAAAGTAATACATAATAGCAGCATCAACATCCATTAATCCTACTGATATATCTTTTACGTCATCGTCCCGTCTACTTACATCATGTCCTCTATTTAGTTTTCTACCGAGGATATGACGTTGTGAACGGGGTAATGGTTTTAATCTTGCCATTAAATACTTCTAATCCTTTCAATTTGAAGGTTACTTTTTCTTACTAAGAACGCTGCACAAATCACAGCCCAATTAGCATCTACTTGACCACCGACTAACTGATTTTCGTTTATATTACTTACTTCCCAATGAGCATAATTCCAATCAAATATATCACCAAGTTCTACAACCACTCCCAAATCAACTAGTGTTTGTCTTACAAAAGAGAATATACCATCCTGTCTTAAATCAGGCCCAAACTCATCTGTAGTAAAATCAAAATCAGTAGCTTCTACAGTACAAGCTATTTGGATACCAGGTTGATAAATTTTACCTTTAGCTGCTTCTCCATATAAATTTGTTTCTGTGTCATAACGAGAAATTTTATATAACACAATTGTTTGGTTTATTATACCATCTTTACCTTCAGCTAACTTACCAATAAGTTCATGATTAAAGGTATCTAACGTTTTCCTGTCATTTTCAGATAAAAATCTTGAAGGCATATTTTTAACCTATATAAATTGGATAAGGTACTTTATTTAACTTCTCTTGTAAAAAGTCGGCTTCATCTTTATCAGCTTCTAACAAAGCTTTTCTACTTGTTTGGTCTAACATTTCTCTTAGTTGTTCTACAAGTATTGTTTTCTCTTCAGTAGCTTCAGACCTTAAAGTTTCTCCATCCAATGTTGTTTCTGCATTAGGAATAGGTATAGAACCATACTTACTTCTTACTATACCCAATAGTTCTTTAGTCAGAGCAAATCCATATTTTCTAATCCATTGTCTACCTGGATGGTTAATATACTGATATTGCATATTATCAAAAGGAGCATTGGAAAAATCTGACACTGTATCTACCGAACCACTAAATTCTGTAATTAAAGGATTGTCTCTATCACTAACAACTATATACTGTACCCATAACTTAAAACTGTCTACTGGGTCTGGAAATACTCTTAATTTATTATTTTGTAGTGTAAATGAATAAGCTGATTTTCTAACTTGGTCATTAAATTCTATAGCCTGTATTCTTAACAAATCCTCAAATACTGGCATCATTACAAATGACACGGCTGGTGAATATTTACCAAATCCAAATCCCTGAACAAGATTTATAGTACCATAACCAGTAGTAGCGTAAGGGTCGAAATATCTTGATATCGCGGGACTTGATTCATAGAATACCTTTTTTATTTCTATAGCTTTATTACTTTCCGAAGCTTCTGCTATAATTTTATTTAAGTCATATACTTGACTACCACTCGTTACATTTACAGAACCAGATTTATATTCTACAAAACCACCCACACCAGCTTCAGTACCATACTGTTGTGATAAAAATACATTTCTACCCAAAGTTGGTGTTACTTTCTTATGTGTAAAACTAGAACCTGTACTTTGTCCCTGTAAATGGAGTAAGTTATCTCTTATATTAAATTGATTTACTTGTGAAGAATATTCTGTTATTGATTCCTCTAAACAGGCATAAAATTGTGTATCTTGTAGTTCAACATCCATGATTGGATAACCCAGTCTCTTAGCACACCACGTTGCAAACTTCGGTGCTTCACTTTGAAAGTCTGAATCAACATCATAAAAACCAAATGGAGTGCTTCCACTAACTGCTGAACCTGAACCAGGCCAAATTGCTTGTTGTGCCATTATATTCTCCTATTAAATAGAATTACTCATTAATAAATATTAAAGCACAAAAAAAGGGTGAGTTTCCTCACCCTTTTTTGTTTTCGTTTCTACGAGTGAACTAAGTATTAAACAAAATTCACGTCGGCAACAACGACTGTACCATAGAACTCTGGACGCACCATTTTCTTGGCATAACGTGTCATTACGCCCTTACGAGGTGTGAAGTTCTTAGGATCATACACCAGAGGTGTCATGATGAGGGGTACATACGGTGCATAAACAGCGCCGGTCTCAAGGAAATTACTTCCCCTGAATCCCATGAGAATCGTATTCTCTTGCATATAGGGGTTCTTGTAGACAGTAAATCTGTTATTCAACAGACCAACTTTCTGAACTCCCATCGCATACTGCATATTTGTAGAATTACCATCCGATGTAGTCGCGTATCCTGGAATTGACTCAAGAATCGTAGCAGTCTCTGGTGAAACAACTAACCAGTTAGCACCACCACGTAGTGTTTTCTGATGAATTGCATTAGATACTGCTTGTATCTTGTTTCCAAGAGTCTGGAACCAAGCACCCTTTGTATAGGCGTTGGAGTTACCAGTAATTTCCTTAAAGGAATTAGATACTACGTCATAGTCGAAACCGACTTTAGCTGACCAGTATTCTTTCTTAGCGACCGCATTGGCTCTTAACATATCGAGGATTTCCAAATCAATTTCCATTGAAACGTACTCACTCAACATAGAGGTAAGTTCTGCTTCAGCATCAACACTATGATAAGCATTGAGGTCTTGAGCTAACTCAGGTGTCCAGACGGCTTTCAGTTTACGTGTCTTAGCGACAATCGCAACTGAACGCATCTGAATGTCAATCTCTGGGATTCCCATATCACCTTCAGGGTTAGCGTCAGTCTGTGTAGACGTGGCTTCAAAGTCACCACGTGTCACATCTGTCGGTGCTTTGTGATACTTAAGTGTCACAGAGCCCCTAAGTGCTGGGTTATCCATACCAAATGAACCAGATGCAGGGTCAATTACGAATTTAAATAAACTCGCGCTTGCCTGTGTGTAAGCGGGATATATCTTAGTAATCTGATTTTCACCACTTCCACTGAGTTCAAAGGCACGTACACCATCTAGGTCAGGATTAGAAGCAGAGGACTGTACGAAGGTAGCCGTATATAGGTTACCTGCGGCTATAGATGCCGATAAGTCAGGTTCAAAATCTACATCCTTCCAAACAGCAGATGCTGTTGTGACGGCTGAAATTCCTACTGACTGATCGTTAATGGAATATCCAAAACGACCGGCCCCATAAAGACCCTGCGTTGCATCACCTGAACCAGATGTTACACCAAAGATATCATCACCTTTACCAAAGTTAGGTCCGGCAGTACCATATTTGAAGTCTAGAAAGAAAATGAGACCTGAAGGAAGGTTCATCGGCTGAACAGAAACAAAGTCCTGTGCTGCCAACTCACCAAAAATCCTACGAACCAAGGGTAGTGCAACACCACTCCATTCCTCAGAATTAGAGCTAGTTCCAGTCCTTGCAGATTCGTCAATTAACTGACGAGCCTGGTTTTCAAGAAGAACAGCCATACCATGTAGTCGCTGTTCATCTTCAATACCTTCGAGAAGACCTGTAGGTTCCCACTTTCCAATTAGCTGCCGAGTTTGCTCGAGAAGCTGACGATGCGGGTTGTACCCGTCCATGATGGATTCTATTGCATTTAATTTAGACATTTAATTTCTCCATAAAGAACGGTTGTTAAAAAATAGTTAAACAATATTAGCAAGTTTCTGAAAACGTGCCTTCAACTCTGTACCTTCGGAAATAACTTCCTTGTTTTTAGGTACAGTTGAAGCGACAGGTTTTGAAGCAGATCCCTTGCTCTCTGTAATTTCGGTACGGGCTGGAGTACCAAACGATTCGGCCATCGTTGTGTAAACAAGTTTGACTTCTCGTAATGTTTTTGCCCTGTCAAAAGTCTCAACAACTTTCATCTTCTGATCATTATTTAAACCGTGATTACGGAATAATTTGTTAGTGAACAAAAGTTTAGCGTTAAGTAAATTGACCTCACTAAGTTTGCTACGCAAGTACTTAATGACATTCCTGTGCTCTTCGAGCTCTGTTTTGAGTGATGTTGCATCTTCTTCGACGGCTTCAGATTCATCTTCCGCAGCGAGTGCTTCGAGGACTTCCTCTAGATCAATCTCTTCGGAGTCTTCATCTTCTGTCAAAGTTTCTTCAACA